CATTAGATGACATTTATACTAGAATAAAAAAAGGTAATATACCATTAATAGAGAAAATAAATAAAATAAGAACTTCAACTGATAAAGATGAGGTTTCAAATTTAAAAAATTCTTTAATTGCAATAATGTTTAATGGAACATTTGCAGACCGTTCAGATGCTGGTTTAATTGAACATTCAGGAATGTGTATTTTAGATTTTGATAAATATCCAAGTATTGAAATAATGAATGCTGAACGTGAAAGATTAATAAAAGATAAATATACTTTAATGGTATTTACTTCACCAAGTGGTAACGGATTAAAAGCACTTATAAGAATACCTAAATGTGATAAATTAGAACATAAAAGACGTTTTACCGCTTATGCTAAGTATATTAACTCAGATTATTTTGATATAAAAAATTCAAATATTTCAAGAGTTTGTTTTGAAAGTTATGACCCAAATATTTATGTTAATGCTTTTGCTGAAGAGTTTACAGAAATTGAAGAGGATAAGGGATATTCATATTTGGAAAAACCTCCTGTTTGCATTTTGCATGATGAACAAAAAAAGATTGATATTATAATGAAATTCAAATGGGAAAAATCATTTGTTGAGGGTGAAAGAAATGCTTATATTTTTGATTTAGCAGGTGCTTTTTGTGAGTATGGAATTAATCAATCGACTACTGAAAACTTTATATTTACTTACATATTGACTGGTGAATTTTCAGAAAGTGAAATGAGAACTGCTATTCGTTCAGCTTACAAAAAGCGTTCATTTGATAGTAAATATTTTGAAGATTATCAAACAGTTTCAAAGATTAAATTAAAAATTAAAAACGGAATACAAAACGAACAAATTAAAAAAGAATTAAATGTAAGTGATAATATTATTGATGAAATAAAACAAGAATCAGTTGATAAGGATATAAAATTTTGGAGCGTAAAGGAGGATAAAAATGGAAAAGAAACTATTACTATTGATCCTTATTTATATTCATGTTTTTTAACTCAAAATGGATTTAATAAATATTATCCCGAAACTTCTGAAAGTCCTACATTCGTTCGTGTATTATCAAATAAAGTACATTTATCTTCGGCTGCTCAAATAAAAGATTTTGTATTAAATCATTTACTTAAAGCTGAATTAATAAATGTATGGAATTATTGTTCAAAAAGTCCTTACCTATTTAACGAATCTCATTTAAACATGATTGATAGTATATCTTTAAATATGCTTATGGATGACAAAGATACTTCGTTTATTCCTTTTAAAAATGGAGTTATTAAAGTAAATAAAGATTTAGTTGAGTTACTTCAATATGTAGATGTTAATGGTTATGTTTGGGATAATCAAATAATAAATCGAGATTTTATTTTAAAAGATAATTATAAAAATGATTTTCAAGATTTTGTGTCAAAAGTAAGTAATACCGATGCTTTTAGAATTGAAGCACTTGAAACTACATTAGGTTATTTAATACATACCTATAAAGATAAAACAGACCAAAAGGCAATTATATTTAACGACCAAGAAATTGATGACAATCCAAATGGCGGCTCAGGTAAATCATTAATGTTAACAGCTTTAAATAATTTCAGACGTTTAGTTAAAATTGATGGCAAAGCCTTTGATCCTAAAAAATCAGACTTTGTTTACCAGCGTGTTAATTTAGATACTCAAATACTTTCTTTTGACGATGTAAAGAAAAACTTTCAATTTGAAAATCTATTTAGTTTAATAACCGAAGGAATAACAGTTAACCGAAAAAACAAAGATGAAATATTTATTCCATTTGAACGCTCACCAAAAATAGTTATAACAACTAATTATGTAATTAATGGAGTTGGTTCATCTCACGAAAGACGTAGGCATGAAATTGAATTTTATCAATATTTTAACGAAAGACGTTCCCCGCTTTCTGAGTACGGACGTTTATTGTTTGATAGTTGGAATGATAAAGACTGGAGTGATTTTGATAATTATATGATTAATAACCTTCGTAAATTTTTAAAGAAAGGTTTAACTAAGTCGGTTTCAATTAATGCAGAAAGCAAAAGATTTATTCAAGCTACTACTAAAGATTTCTTTGACTGGGTTGAAGAGGGTAATTTAAATCATAACATTAGAATTTATAATAATGAAATAATAACTAAATTTACAAACGAATATAAAAACTATAAAGACCTAAATACTAAGCAATTTCTAAAATGGGTTAAAGAATATTGCATATTTAAGAAATTAGATTTAAAAAAGGAAAGGGATAGTTTAGGTAGGTATTTTGAAATAATTGATACTAATAATAGTTTTGAAGTATTAACCGATTTAATTTAATCAGATCACTTGATGAATTTAAGTTGTTAACTTTGAAAAATTTGTATTTAATTAAATAATTTGTATATTTGTTGTAAGTTACAATTGTTTACAATGGCATTTAAAAAAGGTCAATCAGGAAATCCAAAAGGAAAACCAATAGGATCTAAAGGAACTAAAACTTTAGAGTGGGAGGAATTTGGTAAGCAACTATTAGAGAATGGTTTACCGCGTGCTATTGAGATACTTCAAACGTGTGATGATGAAAAGTTTATTGCTCAGTTTGCAAACTTACTTGAATATTTTAAGCCTAAATTAGCTAGAATTGATACATTGCAATTACCTGAAAATACACAACCTCTTAATAAAATAGAGATAATTGATTCAACTGAATCGTAAATATTTACCTTTAATTAATAACGATACACGCTACTATGTTATAACTGGTGGACGTGGTTCAGCTAAATCGTTTAGTGCTTCATTACTATTTACTAAACTTTGTATTGAAGAATCACAAAAGATACTATTTACCAGGTTCACAATGGTTGCTGCTCATTTATCAATTATACCTGAATTTATTGAAAAAATTAAGCTATTTAATGCCGATAGTTTATTTAAGATTAATAAGACTGAGATTATAAACGATAGGGTTAACAGTTCAATTATATTTAAAGGAATTAAAACAAGTTCAGGCGATCAAACAGCTAATCTTAAATCATTGCAAGGAGTAACAACATGGGTACTTGACGAAGCCGAAGAACTAAACGATGAATCTATATTTGATAAAATAGATTTTAGTATTAGAACTAAGGGAATACAAAATAGGGTAGTTTTAATTATGAATCCAGCAACTAAAGAACATTGGATTTATAAACGATTCTTTGAAAGTAAAGGAGTTCAAGAAGGTTTTAATGGTGTCAAAGATGATACAACCTACATTCATACTACATACTTAGATAACATTAATCACTTAGATCAATCATTTTTAAATCAAGTTAAACAAGTTAAACTAAATAACCCTAATAAATTTAAGCATATTATTATGGGTGGTTGGCTAAATAAAGCTGAAGGAGTTGTATTTACTAACTGGTCAATTGGTGAGTTTGATAATTCAATACCTAATGTATTTGGTCAAGATTATGGGTTTAGTATTGATCCTAGCGTATTAATTAACGTAGCAATAGATAAGACTAAGAAAAGGATTTATGTTAATGAATGCTTTTGCAAGCAAGCTATGACTACTACTGATATTGAAATAGAGAATAAAAGACACGCAAATACTAAGTTAATTATTGGTGACAGTTCAGAACCTCGTTTAATTGATGAGTTAAAGCGTAAAGGATTAAATATAAAGGGTGCTGTTAAAGGAGAAGGTTCGGTTAGTGGAGGTATAGCAATGATGCAAGATTATGAGATAGTAGTTACAGAAACAAGTTTAAATATTATTAAAGAGTTAAATAATTACTCATGGTCAGATAAAAAGTCAGGCACTCCTATTGATTTATATAATCACACAATTGACGCTATTAGATATAGTGTTATGTATCAATTAGTTAATCCTAATATAAAAAGAATGACACCTAGAGGTTTTGGTATAAAAATTTAATTATATTTGTAAAATGGAATTAGTAAAAACATACATTGAAAGTTTAGAAGCTGAAGGTCGTAAAAGTCTAAGAATGAAAAAACTACCTTTAAACCCTAATGACTTAACAGTTGGTGAAGCTGTATTTTTAGCTAACTATTGTGCTAAATTAATGCAAACAGAAACCTGGTCTAAAATGAAACAAGTCGATGCAACAAGTAACAATAAATAACGAAGTATATGAAGTTCCAATTAGTTGGGATGAATTAAACTATTGGCAAGCGTGCCAGGTAATTAAATTAGTTGGTGACAAAGGTAAGCAATTATCAATGTTAGCTAAAATACCTATGCAATTAATTGATACAATGCCAAACAATAAGGCTCATTTACTGTTTGATATTATTTCATTTACTGAAAACTTAGAAGTATTTGAAAGTGATAAGGTATTAGATGAGTTTAAAGATTTTGATTTTGGTAACATTGAATATGGTAAAGCCGAAAAGGTTAAACAGCTAATGTCAAAAGAAGCAACTGGATTTGAAGTTTCAGCCGATGCTATTAAATACTTAATGAATATAGATATTAATGAAATGCCATTTTTAGAAGTTATTGGAACTGCTAATTTTTTTTTGAGCAAGTTAATAGTTTCTATAATAGTTTCGCCATCCTTAGTGACTTTGAAACAAGCAATGAGCAAAAGCAAGCAGGTATTGACCGACTACAAAAATTTGGTAGTTTTGGAACGTATGTTGAACTCGCAAGACGTGGAGCAATCGGCAGTACAATAGACGAAGTATTAAAACAACCAGTTAGAGTTGTTTATAATTTATTATGGTATGATAAAGAAGTAAATGAATTTGAAAACAGATTAAAGGAAATTTATAAAAACAAAAAATGACATTACAAGACGAAATAAAAGAAAGTTTAAAACTATATAGCCCTAATATAGTTATTAGTTATGGACGCAGTTTTGATACAGCTTTAGCAACTTATAGAGATGAGATTCAAGAGTGGTTTGCGTTTATTGATCCTATTTCATTTAACGGTAAGGCTAATGATATTGAATCAGCTAATTTAGTTATTGGATTTTTAAAACAAGACGAACCTGATTCATCATTTGATAAAGATGATAACCTAGAGTTAAACCAAAGTATTGAAGAAATACAGTCAGATGCTCATACGTTTGCTTTAGCTTGGCTTAATTACTTTTTAGATAACTATAACTACTCAGATGGAAACTATACGATTGATCCAGTTACACGAATTAAAAACGTAATGTCAGGTAAATTATTAAAGATTACATTAAACGGTAAGCCTAAATGTTAACTTTTGCAATGGAGGTGGTTATATCTAATTTTGCTAAGGATGTTATTAAAATCCTACAAAATGTTATTAGAGAAAAGCCAATTAAGCGAGTTAGTAGAAGGAGGGTTAAGGGTAAGTATGTAGATAAGGTTTTCTACGCTCCAGTTAATGCTAGTGGTAATTTAGCTAAGACTTTAAGATATGAGATAACCGAAACAAGGCTATCTATTTACGCTAATGATTATATTTATGATTTAGTTTGGGGTAAAGCTCCAAGTGGTTCAGCTTCAGGCATTGACTTTAATTTAGAAGGTAAAATATCTAAATGGATGGATGAAAAGGGGATTCAATCAGTTGATATTGATAAAGATACATTAGCTCAGTTAATTACAAATAAGATACAAAAATTTGGTTCTTCTATTTACCTAGCACATCAAGGTAAAAACTCAGGTTTATTAGAAAATATAATAAATGACAATTTAATTAAAGATTATAATAGTAAATTTACAAAGCAGTTATCTGAGGATTTCAAAGCTGCATTTATGAATGGCTAGTAATATTACGCAAAACGAGATACCCTATTTATGGTCATCGGCTAATGATGATGTAATATTTACATTTTCATTTAAGCCATTGTTAATGAATGGAATAGGTAATGATTCAGGAAAAGCTTTTATAACTTTATATAATGTTTTTGATGTTTTACCAATTGTTGGAGAATATATTTATGTCAAAAGTCCATTATATAACGGTACTTTTAAAATATTAGAAGTTACTGGAACTAATATTGTCACATTAGATACTCCTTATTTAGGTACAATAACTTTAGATACTTATTTCTGCTACCATTTAAGAGTGCCATTATTTACATTATATAAAGGTTTTGATATTGGAGAGGGTGGCGTAAACTTTTCAAATGAGTTACCATATACAAAAGTTATAGATATTAAACCACCTGTATTATATTCTACTACTACTGGTTTACCTTATTTATCAATTAATTTAAATGGCTCTGTTAAATACATATTTGAAATAACAGCACTAACTCCAGTAGCTAGTGAAATATACTTTAATTCTTTTAATGCTATTAGATTGATTTGGGATAATACAACAACTGTTCAAAATTCTGTTTTAAATAGATATTACTTCTTTGTTTTAAACTCAGCTATAAGTAATGATGAATTAATTGAGAATTATTTATCAAACACAGTTGATGGAGTGGATGATCCATTATCGCAAAGGTATTTAGTACCAACTAATAATCCTATTATACCTAGTAGTGGTATATGTTATTTTTCTTCATTTGGTTTTTATTTAGAGATTAGTGGATTTGAAGAAACTTTACCAATAGTATATAAGTTTATAAATGGAGTAAGACAATGATAACACAAAGAGTAAGAGTGTTAAATAACACTACAAATGTTTTATATTTTAACAAAACATCTACTTTTAATAAGTTAGATTTATACCCTATATCTTCACTACCTGCATGGATTGTTGCAACTTATAGCCCATTTATAACTAAACTTACTTTAACACCTACAACGGTAGGAACTTATACATACTATTTTACAGAAAGTAGTTCACCTCCTTTAACAGATGCGTGTTTAATAATTGAGGTTGTAGATTCATTAACTGATTTATCAGAAACTTGTTCAAGTTCAAATAATATTACTTTGGTTTGGATAACTAGAGAAGGTGGTATAGCTACTTATATTTTTGACCAACGAAAAGACTTTAAAGGAATTATAGGGGATGTGCAAACATTTGATAATAACGGAACTGTTAAATATATTAATAGAGGTAAAAACTTTATTTATAAGGTAGTTTATAAAACTGGTATATCAGATGAAGAATTAGACTTGTTAGAATCATTAAGATATTCAATACAAGCGTGGGAACATAACCCTATTACTAGAATAAATATACCGATCTTATTAGATAGTAACTCTTATGACTTATATTCTACTAAAACAAAATTGAATGAAGTTAATTTAAAATATAGAATAGCTACATATAAAGAAATCCAAAATCAATAATAATGGATTTAATATTAAGAACTGAATTAGGGGATTTTGATTTGTATGGTAGTGAGCCTATTGTACAAACTTTAGGTATATTTTCTTTTGAAGATATAACATCTAGGTCAGGGGATTATAGTAATTCATTTAAATTACCTTTAACAAATAACAATAGAAGGTTAATTGAGTATGCCGATTTTTTTCCAAGTGTAAATACTTCGCCATATAAAAGAATAAATATAAAAATTATTGTAGAAGGTTTTGATTTTAAATCAGGGTTTTTAGCTATTGAAGAAGTTTCTGATAGTATAAAAGCAAGTTTTTACACTGGCAATACAAACTTTTACGCTAAGTTAAAAGAGGTAAAACTAACTGAATTAGACTGGTCAGAATATAATCATATTTGGAACTATGCAAACGCTGTAGCTAGTTCGGCTAATAACGGAGGATATATTTATCCATTAATAAGTTATAACGGACAAACATTAACTGGCAACATTGTTGATATTAGAAAAATATTGCCAGCTACATTTGTTAAAACTATTTTAAGTAAAATAATTGAATATACTGAATATACTTTTATTGATGACTTTGATAGAACTGATTTAAATAAATCTGTTTTACCATACAGTAAAAAGAATCCACAATATACAGCGGCTCAATTATTATTAAATAGTTTAGTTGGTACTAATACAGCCACACAAACATTTACAGAAAGCGTAGTTTATAATTATGATACTAATAGTAATTCAAGTCAGTTTTTTAATTTTGAATTATTTAGTAATGTTGGTGTAAATACAATAGCACCTGGAACTGGAACTTATTATGATAATGCAAATGATGTTTATGAAATAGTTATTACTGGAATGTACTCATTATCTACATTTATTGATTTTGTAGATTATGGCGTTCCAAGTTCTTCATTTAGTACATATTCTTTTAATTCATACACTTCAGATTTTTTAATACCTCCATTTGTTTTTGATATAAATTCTTTTGTTCAAATAATTAAAACTTCATCTAGTGGAGATTTTATTGTTCAAGATTTTAATATAACAGCTGGAAGTACAATATCGGATACTATATTTTGCCAACAAGGAGATATTATACAATTTAGATACGGACAAAGAGGTACAATTATTTGCCAAGTAGACACTTCAATTGCATCTACTTATAATAATTTTACTTTTACTTTATTCCCTACAATAAAAACAACCGCAACTTTAGACGTTGCATTACAAGCTGAAATAGTATTTGGAGGTTTTATTCCTTATAATGTAATATTACCTGAAATAACCGCTAGTAATTTTATTAAAGATATATGTGTAAGATTTGGTATTATATTAAATATAAACGAAGATACTAAAACCATTACAGCATCTACTTTTAAAAAAATATATGATAATATTCCTAATGCAATAGATTGGAGTGATAAATTAGACGAAAAAGAAAAGCCTAAAATATCTTTTGCATATCAAAACAATGCTCAAAATAATTATTTTAAACACGAAATAGATAATTCGGTTTTACCTATTCCATTAGAAACAGATTATAATTTAAAAATTAATAATAAAAATTTACAATTAGAAAAAACAATGTATCAAAGTCCATTTGCTCCAAGTATTCAAATAGACTTTAATGGTACAAGTACTTTACATATTGATAATTATGAAACAAGTACTAGTAAATTTTCAAAACAAGTTAAGTCTAGAATAGCTTTTTCAGAACCTGTAATTGGATTGTTTAAATTTACAGATGGAACTAGTACAAGCGGTTTTATTAATGTTAAAAGACTTTTTTTTATTGATGATAATGTGCCTAATTTGGGTATGGGTTTTGGAGCTAATTTAATTATTAAAAATTCGCAAATACTTGTTGATACACTAAGTGAATTAAAGATTGTAAAAAATGATTTTAACTTAAATATAAATGATATATTAAATTTTAATTATTTAGTTCCAGTATATATTAAGCAATTACAATCTTATTTTTTTATAACAAGTATTAATCAATTCAATTATACTAACCGTAATTTAACAGAAGTTGAACTAATAAAACTTAATCCATAATGGCAAATCAAGTAGAGATATTTAATATAGATTTTGGAGATACATTAAACAGTATTGAAAAATTAAAAGCTGAATTAAAAGAAACTAGAAAGTTATTTGAAACAGCTAAACCTAATACAGCCGAATTTGTTAAATACAGTACAGAGGTTAAACGTTTAGATGGTACTATTAAGGCTTTAAATGGTGTAACTAAAGAAAATCAAAACGCTTTAGGTGGTATTAATAATGCCGCTAAATTTGCGGCTGGTTCTTATGGTGAATTGAAACAAAAGATTGATCAACAAAAGAAAGCATTATTAGAGCTTAATGTTGAATCAGATGAATTTGCTAATACTCAAGAGGAGTTAATTAAGTTGCAAGAGCAAAGAATAGCTATTGAAATGAAAATACCTAGCTTATTTCAAGAGCGTATTAAGGGTGCAATAGATGAATCAAATTCATTAAAGCAATTAAGATTGGATTTAAAAGCTGCTCAAAGTGCAGCATTAAATGGAGATGGTAAAGCGGCTGAAAGAGTTGCTGAATTAAAGGATAAAATAGACGATTTAAAAGATAGTACTCAATCATTACAGGGTAGTGGGGTTGAACGTTTAAATACATCAATAGGTTTATTAACAGAGGGATTTGCTAACTTTGATACTGATAAAGTTAAGACTGGCTTTAAAGGTATTGGAGCTGCTATGTCAGCTATTCCTATTGTATTATTAATTGAAGGTGTAAAGTTATTAATTGATAATTTTGATAAAGTTAAAGAGGTTGTTCAAAATTTAATACCAAGTTTAAAAGAACAATTTAATTTAACAAAAGAATTAAACACTGCAAATGTAGAAGCGGCAAAAAATGCAGCAGTTGAAAGAAACAATCTAGAGAATCTTTACAAAGCATCAACTGACCAAACAAAGTCAATTGATGAAAGAAAAAAAGCGCAAATAGAATTGCAAAAAACTTATCCATTAACTTTTCAAAATTTTAGTGATGAAGATTTTGCATTAGGTAAAGCTAAAAAAGGTTATGATGAATTAAGCAAAAGTATTTTAGACGCTTCAATGTTAAAGGCAAAACAATCTTTACTTGATAAAGAAGCTATTGCATTTGCAGAAGGTGAACAACAAAGATTAAATGAAATTGCTGAAGCTAGGGAAAAATTAACAACGGCTTCAAAAAAACAAAATGTTGCTATTGATATTGAAAGTAAAACAAGGCAAGTATTAGCATCTGACTATCAAATTCAAAAAGAAAAAATTGATGAATTAATAAAGGCAAATGATAAAGAGGCTGAATCGTTTAATAAAAAGAATGCTGGAATTTTAGGTGACTTAGCTAAGTATCAACAAGGTGCTAATAACTTAGAAGCTGAAAGATCAGCAGCGTCAAAAGATTCTAATAAAAGCGCAGAAGATGCCGCAAAAGCAGCCGCAGAAAATGCTAAAAAATTAAGGGACGAAAAACTTGCTGCTGATTTAGCAGCTATTAAAGCTATTGAAGACGCTCAAATAGCAGCTATTAAAGATGATGAATTAAGAGCCTTTGCAAAAGAAGTTTTAGATAATCAGCGAAGAATTAAAGATATAGATGCTGGTAAAGAAAGTGAAAAATTAAAAACACAAGAAAAAGAAGCGCAAGCTATTTTATTTGAACAAAATATTACTAAAATTAATGAAGATGGCAACGCAAAAAGAAAGGAAACAAATGAAAAAGCAGCAGCCGAAAACAAAGAATTAGATGAAAAAGCAGCAGCGGATAAAAAAGCATTAGAAGAACAATCCTACAGTGATAGCGTTACAATAGCAAAAACAGCATTATTAAATAAAATAACAGATAATGAAACTTATTTAGAAGCTCAATTAAATTTATTAAATGCTGAACGTGAACAAGAGTTAGCTAATACTGAATTAACAGAAGCTGAAAAAGCTGAAATAACTGCAAGATACAGAGAACAAGAAAGACAATTAACACTTCAAAGCACTGCCAATGATTTACAAGCTGCTAGTAATTTAACCGCTTCGTTAGGGGATTTATCTAACTCTTTATTTGAATTAAAAAGAAGTAATTTAGTAAAAGGCAGTGCTGAAGATAGAGAAGCTGCAAGAAATCAATTTAATATTAATAAAGCTGTTAGTATTTCAACTGCAATTTTAAACGGAGCTAGTGCTGTTATGAATGCTTTAGGTACTGTGCAACCTTACTATTTAGCTATTGCGGCTGCTATTGGCGCAGGTGTTACGGCTACTGCTCAAGTTGCTAAAATATCAGCTACTAAATTTCAATATTTCGATGGTGGTTTTACTTCTAAAGGTAATCCACAAGTTAAGGCTCAATCAATTGGTAACGCTCAATTTCATAACGATGAATATGTAGTACCAAGTAAAGTTAAGAATAAACCTGAAGCTGTACCACATATAAAAGCATTAGAAAAAATGAGAAGCGGATATAATTCTAGTGGTATTAGTGGTTACTTTGATGGTGGTTTTACTAATCGTTCAGCTAGTGTTAACGCTGAAAATAATATAATGAATCAAAATAATTTAATTGAATTTGCTAAATCAATACCTAATCCAATAGTTAGAGTTACTGATATTAACAAAGTTACTAGTAGTAATAATGTAGCTATTAATGTTTCTAGTCTTTAGATTCAAAGCCAGGAGGGGGATTTTTTCTGTAATGTTCAGATATAATTCTTTCTCCTAGCCTACTATCTCCAAGTTCTAAACGGTTTCTGTCATAATTAAACATGGCTAATGTTTTGCCTTTTAAAATTATTTGTTTAGGCTTAAAATTTCTAACAATCCCGTTAATAATTGTATTTAATTTTTCACTAGGTTTCCTACCCATTTTATAAATATAATAAATTTTATTATAAAGACTTTAAAAAACAAATATAATACTTTTTTTTAATATATTTTTGTTGTAATGAAAATAGCTAAATTAAATATTGAAGGTTATATAGGTGAATTAGATTCAGCTTTTGCTGGTGAAAAAAATTTTACTTTAAATAATTTAAAAGACTTTTTAAATAGTTTAGATTCAGATGTAACTGATATTCATTATAAAGTTAATAGTGGTGGAGGTTCAGTATATGAAGGATGGGATATTCACACTGCTTTATTAGCATCGGGTAAAAACTTAACAGCTATTGGTGAAAATATTGTAGGATCAATTGCTACAGTTATTTTTTTAGCACCTAAACCTGAAAACAGAAAATTAATTAAAAATACTAAATTCTTTGTTCACAATCCATACTGGTTACCTGAGCAATCAGAGCCAATGAGAGCTAATGAATTACTTGCTTTAGGTAAAGATTTAAAAGGTGAACAAGACAAAATATTAAATTTCTACGCTAAAGAATCAAAAGCAACCGCTTATGAGTTAGCACCGTACTTAGAAAAAGAAACTGATTTAACTGCTGAAAATGCTGTTAAGATGGGTTTTGCTAATGAGGTTATAGATGCTTTAGAAGAAGTAGAATACCGCCAATATAGATTGGTGGCAATGATTAAACCAAATAAAACAAATGAAACAATGAGTAAAGTTGATGAAACAATTTTAAACAAAATGAATAAGTTTTTTAAAAACTTTTCAAGAGTAACTAAAGGCAAATTCTTTGATATGGATTTAGCAGTAACAAACGAATCAGGCGAAGCAGTAAATTTATTTATTGAATCCGATTCTGAAGATATTACTGGTGCAAATGTATTTGAAGTTGATGCTGAAGGTAACCAATCTCCAGCTAAACCAGGTAAATACATGGATGCTGAAGGTAAAACAGTAGTTGTAACTGACGGCAAAGTATCTGAAGTAATTGAAAAGGTTATTGAAGATGCTACAGAGCCTACAGTTGAAGAATTAAAAGCAAAATTAGAAGCTGCTAATACTGAATTAAACGCTTTAAAAGCTAGTAAAGAAGTTTTAGAAACTGAAAATGATGCTATCAAAGCAAATATTACTGTTATTGAAACTGAATTTAAAGCATTAAAAGAGGTTGTAATTGGAGAAGGTGCTGAATTTGACTTAGGTACTCAATCTTTTAAAGCTCGTAAAACAATAACATCTAATCCTAACCAGGCTTATTTAGATGAAATGGCTTCAATTTTTAAAAAAAAATAAATAAATAAAAACAAATAAAAAACCAAATATAAAAAAATGGGAAATTTAATTACATCGGTTGCTTCTTACACTGGTAAACAAGCAGACTTTCAAGAAACATTTGTACTTGCCTTAGCTAAAACTCCTTTGTTAGCACAATTAGGATTTAGAATTGAGCAAGACATTCAAAGTTCAAAAACGTTTTACAAAACAGGACGTTTACAAAAAATTACTAAAAAATCAGTAGATTGTAATACTGGAGATACTGCAACTGGTGTAGCAATTAGCTCAGTAGTATTATCAGTTACACAAATGGAAGCTGAATTATCACAATGTAAAGCACCATTTGAAGCATCTATTTATGAAGCTGCTTTGAAAAAAGGTTATGACGTTTATAACTTAGAAGGTACTCAAATCCAAACTTTATTATTAGAAGTTTTTGGAAATGCTGTAGCAACTGACTTATATCGTCAAATTTTCTTAAATGATACTACTTTAACTAACTCTGACTATACTGCTTATGATGGTATCTTCAAAACGTTAAAAGCTGGTGCATTAGCTGGAGATGGTACTGTAAGAGTAGCGGCTGTAATTTCTGATACTGACATTAACCAAACTAATATCTTAGCTACTTTAGATACTTATGTAGATGCTCAAAACTCAATATTAAAATATAACTACACTCCTGACCAAAAAAGAATGTATGTTACTGATCCAATCTACAGAGCTTTAGAACAAAAATATACTACTTTAGGTAACTTAGAAAGTTCTAAAACTGAGTTAATCAATGGTATTGCAACTTTAAAATTCAGAGGTATTCCAGTTGTTAACTTATTAACTATTGGTGACTATATTAATGTTGACTTTGCAACTGGTTCACCAGCAACTGCAAATGATAATCGTATTATCTTAACAAATCCTTTAAACCATATTATTGGTACGGATATGATGACAGATACTACTTCTGCTGAGTTTTGGTATGAGCGTAAAGATAAGAAGAACTACTGCCGTTTAAACTACAGAGCTGGTTACAAATACATTGATGGTGTAGAAAACGTTATCGGAGGATTCTAAATTAAATGGGAGGGTAATACCTCCCTTTATATAAACAATTAAATAAAAATAAAAAATGGCAACTTGCTCAGAATTATTATCAGGAATAACACCTGATTGCAATGGATTAAACAAGGTCGGTGGTATCGACAAAAGAGTTTGGTTTGTTGAAAAAAGATATCTATCAGTTACTTATGATAATTTAGGTTATATGAATAGTTTGGCTTTGTCAAACATTGGTTCAATTCCTGCTAAATTATACAAGTTTACAACTAAGAGAGATAAAAATAGCGTTACTTTTCCAATGACTATTGGCGAAAACGTTAATACTTGGAATCATGGTATTACTTTACCATTGTATTTAAGTACTCCAGCTCAAGTTTTAGCTGCTGAAACTTTAGCTAATACAGATGATTTAGTATGTTTTTACCAAGAAAATGCTGAGAACATTCGTGTATTAGGAGTTGGTAAAGGCTTAAACGGTTCAGCTGGTGAAGGCGGTTCAGGAACTTTATTAAATGATCCTACTGGTTATAACTTAACATTATCAGGTGAAGAAATGCAAATGCCTAAATACTTTAGTGTAAACGGTGCAAACGCAACAATCGCACAAAATGTAGCTTACTTAGATGCTCTTTCTGCTTAATTAGATTAATTACACAAAATAAAAATCCTAATCATTAAATTGGTTAGGATTTTTTATTTATATTTGCGTTGTTATGATAAACGAAGTTAATTTAGTTTTACAAAATCCAATCGGTAACAGATACGAGTTAAAACGATTAGTTCAGCAACTATGTAACTATAATATGAACCTAAATTGTGGGCAATGTATTAACGAAGCGGTTATGTTGTTAGGTAATTGGTTGAAAATACAAGGACAAGACAATGAGTATAAAAGTAGAGCTATTCGTGGGGATTTTACACTAAAGCAAATAAATTTATTTGTTCAAATATATGATTGTGGCAATGAAGAACGCCAAAAGGAATTAGATACTTGTTTAGAAAATAACAAAGCGTTAAACATAAATGGTGTACCTTACTTTAATATTATTGAAATCAAAGAACGTTTAACTTTTAATCAGATATTTAAACTTACTGAACAATACCCTGATAAAATTAATATTATAGCTAACTCAGATATTTACTTTAATGAAACTATTTTAAATGTACGTTTTATAAAAGATAGAGAATGCTTAGCTTTATCTCGTTGGGATATAAATGAAAATACAGCCGTTCTTTTTGATAGAAAAGATAGTCAAGATGTTTGGATATTTAATGGAGCTGTAACTGAAAATATAGGACATTTTAATTTAGGTGTACCTGGCTGTGACAATCGAATTATGTTTGAATTAAAACAAAGTGGTTATTCAATTAGTAATCCGGCTAAAACAATACACGCTTTACATTTACATAGTTCTAATTATAGAACTTATGATCATAAAACAGTTAGAGTACCTGAGCCTTATTATTTTTTAAAACCACATTTTTAATATGAAGATTTTACACATAGGGCTTTGTGCCACACCTAACACAATGAATGGTTTTCAAAAAGCCTTTATTGATATTGTAGGTAAAGAAAATTATAAAGAAATTTACACCGGAGATAAAGATTTAAACTTTAATACTTTATTATTGTTTAATGAATTTAAACCTGATATTGTATTTATGCAAATACAAGCTCCCGATATTATTACTCATTCGGTTTGCCAAATAATGAAGGATAGCGGTGCTTTTATAATTAATTGGACTGGAGATAAACGTCAAGAAGTACCACAATGGATGATTGATTTAGCTCCTTATGTATCTTTAACATCATTTAGTAATATGGATGATGTTAATATTATGCGCTCATTAGGTTTTAAATCTGAGTATTTAGAGATAGGTTATGATCCTGAAATATATAAACCTGAAAATGAAGCGTTAAATATGCCTGATATTGTATTTATGGGTAATAATTATGGACGTGGTTATTTTCCTATGAGTGGTTTTAGGATTGATATGGTAGATTTTTTACATCAAGAATACGGTAATAGATTTGGTGTATATGGTTCGGGGTGGGCTTATGGTAATGGTAACTTTAATCATAGCCAATTAGAAGAAGCTAAAGCGTATAGAGGTGCTAAAATTGCCATAAATTGTAGCCATTTTGATAGCTTAAATTATAATAGTGATAGGTTATTAAGAATTTTAGGTAGTGGTACAGCTTGTATTAGTTATAATCATTTAGGTATGCAAGAAATTTACTTAGATTCATGTGCTTATTTTAATGATTTTAATAATTTAAAAAACCAAATAAATTTTTTATTAGATAATACATTGGATAGAATGGAAATGTCTAGTTTGGCAAATAATTTCGTAAAAAATACATTCACTTTTAAACATCAAGTTGAAAATATAATTAAATTAGCAGTATGAAAGTAATTGGATTTATGACCATTCATTATGGTATTGAATATTTAAAAGAATCTTTAACATCAATAAAAGAACATTGTGAAAAAATTGTTATTGCATATACGGAAACACCATCTCACGGATTTGGAACTACAGAAGTTTGCCCTGATAGTAAGTCAGATATTAAATTAATATGTGAACAAGTATTAGGAGATAAATTAATATGGGATGAGGTTACATACGGAGCTGAAAACCACCACAGAAACCATATACACCAATACTCTAAAGAATATGATTTAGTATTGACTATTGATGCGGATGAGGTATTTGAACCTTCTACAATTACTAAGGCATTAGAATACGCTTATAATAATCCTGAAAGGTATTATGGTATTGATGGTTATATTAACTTTTGGAGGTCATTTAATTATGCTTGTTACGATGGATTTAGACCAATTAGAATAGAGAATTTAAAATCTAATAATAATCATCAAAATTTAAACTGTCCGTTAACTATTTATCATTTTAGTACTGCACAATCTGAGCCAGTAATGAGATATAAATATAAAATATTTGGACACGCTTCAGAAATTAAAATGGATTGGTTAGATAATATTCATTACGCTTGGACACCTAAAAATAACTTTGGTGATTTACACCCAGTTAGTATAGCCTTATGGAATGCTGTACCTTACGCAAAACATAATATGCCTGAGTTTTTAAAACAACATTCTAACTTTAATAAGGAATTAATTTAATGCTGGCAATATCTTTAATAGAGGATAAGAATATCCGTAATAAAATAGCTCAAGAACATTGTAAATATTTACAAGAAGATTCTATATTTTATTTTGAAGATAGGTTAAATTCAATACACGAATACAATAAAAGGTTAACTTCTTTAGAGTTTTGGAATCAGTTTGAAGAAGAAAATGTTTTAATTATACAGCATGATTCAGCTATACTTCGTAAAGGTATTGAAGATTATTACAAATACGATTATATTGGTGCGCCAATTAAACATATTGATTTTCCTGCTATGAATGGCGGTTTTAGTTTAAGACGTAAAAGTGCAATGATTAATGTTATTAAAAACTACCACTATAACGGATTAGATAACGAGGATATGTATTTTTGTAACGGATTAAAACAACTTAATGGAAAATTACCTACATTCGATATTGCTAAATCATTTAGCTGTGAAACAATATTTAATTTAGGTTCTTTGGGAATACACGCTATTGAAAAATATTTAACAGTTGAACAAATAAATCAAATAAAAACACAATATGACAATACAAGAAAAATTTAATTTATCTAGT